CGTCGGCCGATGCACCGAATGCACTGTTCGCTTTAAGCGGACCCATCAAGCCGAACTGATATGGATAGACGCGAACGCATATCCGACCCGGAAGAAACTTTCCGGCTCGGAGTGACCTCTATTCTGTCCCGGTTGTGGACCGCCCTTCCCGGCGTAGTGCATAAGTTCCCCGGCTCTGCAGGGCCTATGACAGTGGACGTGCAGCCCCTCGTGAATGGACGGGCACGCCAAACGGACGGCACATACAAGCCGCTGCAGATGCCGGTCTTACTTGACTGCCCGATCCTCTGGCAAGGCGGCGGCGGCGTTACGCTGACGTTCCCGATCAAGCAGGGCGATGAGTGTCTAATCATCGTCGCCTCGCGTTGCATCGACGGCTGGTATGAGGCCGGTCCTGACAACGGACCGACAGATCCGCCTGAGTTTCGGATGCATAACCTATCCGATGGATTCGCGCTGGTCGGTGTCAAGTCCCTGCCGAAGTCTTGGACCGTCGACAGCGTTGCGACGCTGCGCTCGGATGATAACTCGACTTACGTTCAACTCGATCCGACAGGGCAGGCGGTCAAGATCACCGCGCCCGGCGGCGTGAACATCAACGGTGTAACGATCGATTCGAGCGGAAACGTGAATTCGCCCGCGACGATTACGGCAACCACCGATGTCATCGGCGGCGGAAAGAGTCTCAAGAGCCACACCCACAACGTGCCGAACGTTCAGGGCGGCAGCAGCACCTTACCAACACTGGCGCCGACATGAAGTATCGACCACTCGACGCAAACGGCGATTACACCGTCGCTGTTCCGTACCTCTCGAATTCTCCCGCGACCGTCGGCCAAGCGGTCCTTACGCGCTTGCGGCTGCTGCAGGGCGAATGGTTCCTCGATGTCACGGATGGCACGCCATATCAAAGCATCTTGGGCAAGCGTCAGCCGGGCTCCAACCCGGATGCGCTTATCAAGAATCGAATTCTCTCGACTCAAGGGGTTACCTCAATCGTGAGCTATAGCAGCAGTTACAACGGCGCGGCGCGCACGCTCACCGTCTCGGCGACGATCGCGACAATCTACGGTCAGACTGTCATCGCGGTCACGCTGTAATGGCCGCCACGTCACCGACGGCCTTTACGATCACAGCCGACGGCTTTAGTGCGCCGTCGTTTGCGCAGATCGTCGCGTATTACACGGGCGTCTATCAATCCATCTATGGATCTGATGTATACCTGGGCAGCGATTCCCAGGACGGGCAACTCATCGCGGCATTCTCGCAAGGCGTCTCCGATTTCAACGCGGCGGCCGAAGCTCTCTATAACAGCTTCAGCCCGGCGACAGCGCAGGGCGTTGGGCTCGCATCAGTCGTCAAGATCAACGGCCTGCAAAAGCTCGTCCCGTCCTATTCGACCGTACAGATAACCATCGTCGGCGTTGCCAAGACGGTGATATCGAACGGGGTGGCGAAGGACACCAGTCAGCAGCTTTGGAACCTTCCGGTATCAGTGACGATCCCAGACTCGGGAACGATTACCGTCATCGCTACGGCGCAGACGGTTGGCGCGATCACCGCGGCGACCGGCACGATTACATCAATCAACACGCCTGTATTCGGCTGGCAGTCTGTCACGAACCCTCAAGCAGCGATTGCTGGAAGCCTGGTAGAGACGGATGCAGCGCTGCGCAATCGTCAGAGCGCATCTACCGCGCTCCCGTCCGTGACCATCTTCGAGGGAATCGAAGCAGCTATCAAAAACATCGTTGGCGTGACTCGCGCCAAGGGTTACGAGAACAACACGGCGACAGTCGACGCGCTCGGCGTCGCGGCGAACTCCCTTGAGTTTGTTGTTGAAGGTGGCGCGCAGTCGGACATCATGAATGCGATTTTCGAGAAGTACACGCCCGGCATACCGCTGGCCGGAAACGTCTCGCAGGACATGATGACCCCGAGCGGCTCAACGCGCACGATCAAATACCAGACGGCGACGGGCGCAACTATAACCGTTGCGCTCACGATCAAGGCCCTCGCTGGATGGAGCACGGCAACCGAGCCGCTGATCGCGAAGGCCGTTGCTGACTACATTAATGCGCTTCCCATCGGGCAAAACGTGAGCTACACGGCGCTATTGATTCCCGCGTACCTCGGCGGAACTAGCTACTTTGGAACGTTCAACATCACGGCTATGACAGTCGCGAAGAACGGCGGATCGCCCGCAGCGGCAGACGCGGCTATTGCATTCACCGAAGCGCCGCAGGCGGCAGCCTCGGGCGTAACTTTCACGATGGCCTAACCCCGTGAGCGACTTTATTTCATCATGGTCCGCCGATGAAACGGATTTCACGGCCGACTTCACGGGCGCGCTCGCGGACGGCTCTCTCACGTCGCCGCCGACCTCGCTTAAATATGCGTCTCTCATCACCAGCCAGCACAACCAGAAGCCTAATTTCATGGCGCTGGTCAACGCGATCACCGCCGGCATTGGCGATGTGACCCGCTCTATTCAGTCGATGCAGACGGCCTTCGATCTCGATACGGCGGTTGGCAAACAGCAGGACATCGTAGGCCAGTGGGTGGGCCAGAACCGCGTTGTTGCGGATGTCATCCTGCCGACGTTTTTCGGCTTCGGCGACGATGCGTCGGCGCTTACTTTCGGAGAGCTTGGCGATACTTCGATAGGCGGCGTGTTCTACGAACTGGGAGAAACGTTTCAGGTAACGACGACCTTAAGCGACACGGACTACAGGACGATCCTGCGCGCCCGCATCGTTCGCAATCAATCGAACGGATCTCTCGCGGCGCTAGAGAATGCGCTGTTCTACATCTTCGGCGTTCCGGCTAACCTTACGCTGCAGATCACCGTCGGCGCTCCGATCACGCCCGTACAGCGCGCACTGCTGACGAGCCTCGATATTTTGCCGCGCCCCTCAGGCGTCGGAATAACCAGCATTACCTATTCCGCGAATTAACGGAGAAAATTTAAATGTCGATCACCCGACCAGCGGTTCGCCCGACCTGGGGCCAGAGCAATACGACATCGGCCGATATGGTCGACCCCGGCGATTCATTCATTGCCACCGGCTGGCCGCTGTCCACACAGCCACCGTCGCGGCAGTATTTCAACTTCGAGCTTAATTACCTAGGGAATGGCGTTCGCTATTTTTCCCGCCGCGGCATCTCGGATTGGAGCGCGGCCGAGACATACATTCAAGGCGATGTCTGCATTGCAAGCAATGGCATTGTCTACCAAGCCCTTGCCGGCAACACGAACGCTCCGCCGCAAAGTTCCCCTGCGAGTTGGAGCGGTCTTAACGGCTACGCGCTGACCAGCACGCTTAGCGGCTACGTCACCACGGCGGCGCTAAACACCGCGCTCGCGAGCTACGTCACGTCCGCGAGCCTTGCAACGACGCTCGGCAATTACGCGACGCTCACCCAATTGGCGGCGAGTCACGACAATGCGATCCTCGTGTCGCTCAACAATACGAATGCCGCGCTAACGAACTACGTGACCAGCTCGGCTCTCACGAGCACGCTATCGAACTACGTCACAGCGGCAGGCCTGAACTCCGCGCTCGGCAACTATGTGACGATTGCGAACATCGTTAAGAACTACCCTACATTTACCTATCTTCAGGGAAACTACTGGACGGCGACGACGACGAGCCAGCAGATCAGCGCTGCTCTTTCGCAATATTACTCAGCCGCGCAGGTAAACAATCTTCTCGGTAGCTACGTGTCAAACACCACGCTGGCGTCCGATTTTTTGGGTAATAGCTCGACGAACGGATATCAGAAATTTCCCAACGGCATAATCATGCAGTGGGGGCAGGCGAGCGTTCCAGGCGGATCTAACAACGTCAGCTTCCCGATCCCATTTCCGCATACCTGCCTCAGCGTGCAGTTGACGCCTGTAAGCGCAAACCAGGGGACCATCGTCACCGGCTACGCGTCGACATTCTTCTCGGGGAATTTCGGCGGCGGTCCCTTCTCATGGTTCGCTGTAGGGCACTAGCCAATGAACATTGTTGAAGGTGTCTTTTATCGCTGGCTTAGTGCCCTTCAATTATGAACGGCGCCAACATTCCCCAAAAATTAGCCGATGCGGCGGTTGGCGCAACCTGGGTCGGTTGGTACTTCTCGCACATCGTCGAAATAAACGCGGTATTGCAGAACGTCGCGCTGGTGCTGGCGATCATCGCTAGCGCTTGCGCCATACGCTTCCACTCGAAGAAGGCCAAGTAAGCATGGTCCCGTCTCTCACGCTGCACCAGGCGCAGGTGCTACACGTCCGGCTTACCGCGTCGCTCATCAAGTTTGCATTCAACTCGGGGTATGAACTCACCTGGGGCGAGACGTACCGCACGCGAGAGCAGGCGGCGCTGGATGCCGCGAAGGGTAGCGGGATAGCGCACAGCCTGCACTGCGATCGGCTCGCCGTCGATTTCCAATTGTTCAAGGATGGCGCGTACCTCACCGATCCCGTCGCCTACAAATTCCTCGGCGACTTCTGGAAATCGCTGCACCCGCTGTGCGCCTACGGCGGCGACTTTCACACCGTCGATGGTGACCATTTTTCTATCGCATTTGGCGGAAGGAAATAGCAATGAATCCAACACTTAAAGGCTCGCTCAAATCGAAAACGATGTGGGCCGCTGCGCTATTCGGCGTCCTATCTGAAGTTCTACCGCTGCTCACGCCTGACATGCTTCTATCGATCGGCTTCGATCCGCCGACCGTCAAGCGCCTGGGTCTGCTTGTTTCAATCGTGATGATTGCCCTTCGCAAAGCCACGACGCAAAGCCTAGCCGAAAAAGGCTCTGATCCCGTTCTACCTCCGCCCGCTCAGTAAGGAAAGTCAATGACCAAGATTCATCCGTTGCGTATGTTTTTGTTTGTTGTCGTTACGGCTGTCGCCGTGTTCTACCTGAGCGGCTGCGCCGCGCTCGGTCCGATCAATCGCGCCCTGACGCTGGTCAAGTCTCCCGTCGTACAGGCCGGCGTCGACCTCGCCGTCGCAACGGCTATCGGTAACGGCAGCGATCAGATGGCAAAGGCTACGCAGATCAAAACGATTGCCCTAGCGGTATACCAGGCATCGAGCGCGCCCGCGGCGACTGTGACGCTGTTGGAAGCGGCACTCAACGCGGAAGTCCTGAAGGTCGCACCGAACCCGGCAGACCGTGCAGCGTTCATGATCCTGGCTGCGACGCTCGAAGGGACACTGCAGGCATACGCGCAAGCCAATCCTACGGCTGGTGTAACGGCTGACACGCTGGTCAGCATCCAAGGCGTCGCCCAGGCTGTTATCACCGCCTGCAGCCTCTACGGAGCGTAGGCGCATGGGTTACGTGATCTTCGGCCTCGGCTTCGTCCTGGGCTATGTCATCGGCTGCGTCCGATCTTGGATGCACCAGGACGTGATTTAGCTATGTTCCTCACAAGTCCCGTCAAGGTTCCGCTCGCCGAGCGTTCCGCCGTCCTGTCGCTATTCGGTGCAACGCCCGGCATGGTGCCGATCCCAAAAGATCCCGACCTTTGGTATCTGGACGGCCCGCTGGTGTGGAAAGAC